GAAACATCGTGGGTCGATGGTATTGGCACTATTGTTGTTTTATTGCTTGGATATGCTGCCTATCGTTATATCAAGAAAAAACTTTAAAGTTTACTAATAGGGATGTCAGAACTTGCAGGCAAGTCCCAGACTTGCTTGCGTTCTACACCTTTCTTTTGTGCAAATGTTTTAGCATCACAATTACTACAAACATGAAAATAATTGTTTGATATACGTTTAGGATCCATGCTACCCCTAGGTCTTTCAAAATCTGCATCACAATTATCACAGCGCATTACAACCATAGTAACATCGCGGTAATAGGTGTGTTTCTTACCGGTTTTACTAAGTCTTTCGTGTATCTTCTTTAGTGTGTATTCTCGTATGAACATATAAGTATTTACATTAAGATTATAAAATAAAGAAATAAATACAACGAAGGAGTTAATATGATTGAACTAACTGACGCTGCAAAATCCCAAATAGAAAAATTATGTAAAGAAAATAGCATTTATGCTGTTACTCTTGGCATGAAAGGTGGTGGTTGTGCAGGCTTCGAATACGATTGGGATGCCGCTAAAAGCAAAGAAGATTTAGACGAAAATTCAACTATTATCGAAGCAGGTGAAGGAAAGTTTGCTGTTGAACCAATGAGCTTGCTTTATATTATGGGTTCAACTATTGACTATAAAACATCTATAATAGGATCACAGTTTGAAGTAGATAATCCAATGTCTAAAAGTAGTTGCGGATGTGGAGTAAGTGTGAATATAGATATGGACAAAGTAGCTGAAGCCGAGAGTCTTGCTACCGAAATAAAATAAGCCTTATTGGAGTGAATGTAAATGGCAAAACAAGAAGTTAACATTGGAGTTGAAGGTAACGACGGTACTGGCGATAGTATTCGCGAGTCGTTTCGTAAGGTAAATGAAAACTTTACCGAACTATATGCAGTATTTGGTCAAGGTGGACAGATATCATTTACTACACTAAGTGACACGCCTCCCGACACTGATCCTACAAATAGAACTGGTTTAGAAGAAAATGGTAGTACAGCAGCGCAACCTGTAATACTTGGTACAAATGTCGGAACTCAAGGTAGTACTATTCAGTTTTATAAAATGGTTAGCCAGGGATTTGTAACTGGAAATGACGACGATAATACAATTTCTTTTGATCTTACAAACACTGACGATTTTGGTAATCCTGTAATTGTTGTAAACGCAACAAAAAGTTCTGTACAAAGTGACGACACTCCAACACTTGGCGGACATTTAGACTTAGCAGGTAACTATATTGCAGCCAACCCTGCACCTCCATCGGCTTGGGCAGAAAAGATTGAAGAACTGCAAGAAAGAAACCCAACAGTAACACTTGACGACATACTTATAACTAAAGGTTATGCAGATACAAACTATTTAAAAGCATCAGGTAGTGGTACTGGCGCACAACTTCGTGTAAGAACCGAAGATGAAATTGCTGTTGAAGATTACACATACACTATAGATACATTTAGTGGAGGCAACTTAGTTATTAATGACAGATTTGTTAATGGTACATTAGTTGCTGGCGAAGGTCACGGATTAGACAGTGCTGCAAACGGAGCATTATTTGTATATGGAACAACAGGTACTAGTGCTGTTGACCAGGTATCTGGAGACCTTTTAACTGATACTACAGCGTTTCCAGGTGGTAGATTTTATATTAGAGTAGTAAACTCTAATCAATTAAGTTTACACAAAACACAAAATGATGCATTAGCAGGAACTAATAAAATTAGTAGTGCAGGCGGTAGCGGAACACAAACACTTAAAGATTTTTATTATCAACCAGACTTACTAGAGGGAGATTTTCTTGCCAACGAAGCAATTCCAAGAGAAAGTACAGTTCGTAGACAAGGCGATAGCATGGAAGGAGCATTATACCTTCATGATCATCCAGGTGAACTAGAAGGTGCTGGAACTCCTAATGGTATTGAAGACTTACAAGCAGCAACAAAGTTTTATGTAGATAATACTAGTTACACTTCAAACATAAACTTTTTTGTAAGTTTAAATGGTGATGACACTCAAGCAAATACACCTCCAGGTAAAGAAGGGCGTTCACTTGCTTATGCGTATAGAACAATTAACGCAGCATGTCGTAGAGCAGAAGAAATCATTGAAGCAAGCCCGGTTGAACCAGGCCCTTATATGCAAACAATCGAGTATGGTGTAGACGAAACTTCTTTAATACCAACTTATGTATATTCAGGAGGTTTTGATAATCCTGCAGACTACGGTTCAGGAACAGAAAAACTTGAACTTCTTATAAACGAAAATATAGATTTTATTGTGGCTGCAACTATAGGTTGGGTATCAAATAAGATTGAAACAGCGAATGCCAACCTAAACCTTACACCAGATGATGATGATTGGATTTGGAAAAACTTTGCTTATAACGAAGAAACTTGTGCAAGAGATTTAAAATTAATTATTAACTCTGCAAAACTTGATACTATGTCTGGCTCACAGGCAAACAAATTATCAAGACAAGCAGGACTAAGATATTTTAAAAATGCTAGTGGACGTTTAGCAGCAATCACTCAAAGAGAACAAACTGTTGCAACAATCAACAAAGCATTAGATATTATTGAAAATAACATCTTTACAAATACTATTTTAAATCCAAGCTATCAAGATGATTATTCGCAGTATCAAGACATTGGATTAGTTAGTCCTCCGCAAGATGCTATAGATGTTTTTTCCAACAAATTTGGTATTATCACTACAATTATAAACGGTGGATTTGGAGCAGCACCTGCACTAAGAGAAGGCGTACCATATGTTATTAGAATTTATAACGGTGGTAATGATAGTGTATGGCAAGGACAACAGGGCAATACTGACTTAATTCCAGGAAAAGTAATTACTGGCACAGCAAGTGGTGCTGTTGGACGTATTGTTAGTTACGATAGGGACCAAAATGACGGTACTAATACTGATGTAATTGAATTAATTTTAGAAGAGCCAATTGAATACCTAGTAAGGGGCGACACTAGAGATATACAAAATACCGAAGTTGCTCCGATTGTAGGCGACGAACTTGAATTTGGTAACAGAGTATCTGAAACAAACATTACTATTTTTGTTGAGTCTGGTATTTTCTACGAAGACTATCCAATCAAAATACCTGCAAACGTGTCACTTAAAGGTGACGAGATGAGACGTAGTATTGTTCGTCCTAGAAACAGAGTTTCTCAATCTACATGGGCAAATACTTATTTCTATAGAGATCATTACTTTGACGGCATAGACATTCATAGCAATACAGTTACATATGACGGTGAAGTTGTATTAACATTAAATAATCCTATTTCAGGATATGTAGGTGATGTTATTACACAAACAAATACATTTACTTACAATGAAGCAAAATGTAGACGTGACTTAGAATATATTTTAACACAAGCAGGATTTGATATTACCTTAGGTACAAACTATAATGCAGTAACACAAGGTTTAGCATATCAAAGAGCCAGTGGTTCTGTTGTACAAAGCAGCCAACTATCACAAGAACTTGCATCTGTTGCATTTGCTAGAGACGAAGTACTTGAACTAGCAAATATTGCTGATAATACAACTGCAACAACTCGTGCTACAAACTACTTTAACGAAGTTTTAGATATTATTGAAAATGGTAATCAAGATACCGAAGATGCCGCTGACTCATTAGTATTTCCAATACCAGTTGGAGCAGGTGACGAAAAAGTAAATGCACGTGATAGATTGCAAAATAACAGATCATTTATACAAGACGAAATTATTGCCTATATATCAAATGTTTTATCCCCAGCAGTTTCAGTACAAGCACCGACTTGGGACGCAGACTTATTAAGACTACATGTAGGTTTTTGGGTTGATGCGTTAACTTACGATTTACTATATGGCGGTGACGATGCATCAACTACGCAGGCAAGATTATATTTTACAGGCGGTTCGCCAACAGGTGGAACATTTAATCAATCAGCCGATCAAAAGGTTGTTATTGTAAATGCGTCACAGCATTTCCAATCAATTGTACAAAACATTTTAACAGTAACTACTGCTGTAAACGGCATTACTAGATCTTCAGGTAACAGTAGTATACAAAATGTTACCGGCGGCTCTGCAACAGCAACAGAAGCAACTGATGCTATTGCAAATTTGACAATTATTGAAAATGCTGTTAGTACAGAATCAGATGCTTCATTGGGTAGCCCAACAGTTCCTAGTGTTGGATGGACTGCTGTAGCATTGCGTGATGCAAAACAAGATATTGAAAATAATATTGTTAGTGCCGACGCTAATGTTAACATTATCGATCTTACTATTAACTTTATTGATAATAATACAGGAACAAGAGCTACACTACAAGAAAATTATGAAAATGCAACAGAAATTGTTGTAACATATGATGACGGTTATAATCCTGCAGGACCTAATGTAGCAGCGAGTACTCCATTTAACTTTAATGACGAAATTATTATTAATGGTGTAACTCAAGCAGGAGTTAATGTTACTGCTATTAATACAGAAAACAGTAAAATATATGACATGGGTTGGCACTATGCTTCAGATAGTACTAAGCCTATAAACACCAACTCATTATCTGCTATAGGTAACGTAGGTGGATATGTCAAAGCAGCAGAGCTTTTAAAAGAAAACAAGAGAAATATCCAAGATGAAGTATACGATTGGATGGATCTACAAGCAACAAATGCACAAAATAGCGGCTTTGGTACCTGGGCTCAAGTAACTTTAGTACTTAATGGAACAGTATCTGTCGAAAAAGGTGAAACTTTAACACAGGCTGTTACAGGTGCAAGCGGTAAAGTTAAAGATACTCCAACTACAGGTGGCGGACAAACTACACTAACACTAGTTTCACCAACTGCTGTTTTTAATACATCAAATGAATTAACAGGTAGTGTTAGTGGAGCATTAGGTGTTGGATCAGTTCCTAATAGCGCAACTGTAGGTAAATTTACATTTACAACAAAATGTTACAGAGATATCGGTTATATTGTAGATGCACTTGCATATGACTTGGAAAAAGGTAGAAACGATCAAGCATTAGAAGTACAAGGCAGATACTATGCAGGAGCAGTTGAAGTTGGACAAGAAGAAATAACTTCACAGGCTATTACTAGGATTGCAACTGTTGCAAGTTCACTATTAAACATTGGCGGAGCACAAGCGCCAGCGGGAAGTGTTGTAACAGGCTGGAAATTAGATTTACCTGCTGCTGAAGCAGGAACATCTGGTATTGTTAGTGACTTAATTAGTATTGTTACATATGCATTCAATGATGAATACAATCCGCCAAAACACAATAGAGACATGGATGTGTTCTTAATGAATGATTCAACAATCATTCGTAATATGACTGTACAAGGCCATGGCGGATTTATGACAGTACTTGACCCTGATGGTCAAATCCTAACAAAATCTCCATATATCCAAACAGGTTCAAGCTTCTCTCAATCAGTTAATAAACAGGCATTCCGTGGAGGTATGTTTGTTGACGGATTTAATGGTAATATGCCAATTGAAATCGTAAGCACTAAGAACGGAGATCCGTTTAGACTATATGCAAGAAGTAAACGCTCACAAGTGCAAGTTAACGGTCAAGGAGTAGGACACGGTTTATTTGAAAGAAGACCACAATTACCTGCACCGTTCTATATTAATGGTGTTAGATATCAAGTTAACTCAATAGTTAACCATAGCTTAGATGACGGTACCTGTGAACTTATACTTGATAAGAACTCAGGAACCAAAGATGGTAATGATAACGGCGAAGGTTGGAGAGGACCTGTTGTATCTTATTCATTAGTTAATGGTGTTAGAACACCAAACTTTGGGCAACAAACTAACTATCCAACAATTTTACAAACTGCTGGTAATAGATCGCAGCTAGGAAACGACTTTACACAGATTAACGACTTAGGATACGGTCTACTTGTTACTAATACTGGTTTGTCAGAAATGGTTGGTATGTTTACATACTACTGTCAAGCAGCATACTATGCTAATAACGGTTCTGAAATTAGATCAGTTGGCGGATCTAATGCATACGGACAATTTGGTTTAGTTGCAGCAGGCAGTGATCCTAATGAAGTTGCACAAACAGGTAGTCTTGCATATAATACTGTACAGACAGCAAAAGTTTATAGAAACGATTCTGCACAAAAATATGCAGATGCAGAACAAAATTTCGTATATGTATATGATACTGATTTTATTCCTTTGCCAGAAGGTGAAATTGATATTATATTCACCGAAAGACAGGCAATTACATCTTTCAGTTCTACTGATACTGTTAATATAGTAGGGCACGGCTTTGAAGACGGTCAAAAGATAACCATTTCAGATGCTGCTAAAGATCCTGCAACAGCAGGTGAGCAAGCAATTATTAATGCTATAAATGATGATCATTATGTAGAAGTAATTAACGATAATAGTTTTAGACTATACAGTGATCCAGCATTATCAAGTGTAAGAAATATTAACTTTGCTGGTGTTACACTTGATACTAACGGAACTGTATATCCAGCAGACGGCGAAGGTACAGATCTACGTAAATATGAAATTATTAATGTTATTCCTGCATATTATGAAGATAGTATTCCAGGCGTAAATCAAAACGTATTAACATTAAGTTCTGCTATAACAGCAAACTATGGCGATACTATTACTCAACAAACTACCGGAGCAATAGGTAAAGTAATAAATCCACAAAGAACTTATGATTCTAATGGAAATCTTGTTGGTGGAACAGAACTAATTATTTCACAAGCAGACAATCCTGCTAGTACATTTAATGGATCAGATCCTATACAAATTACTGATGTTTATACAGGTGACTTAACTACAGAATACACTGATGCAGTTACTATTACTAACCAAGATACAACTTCTGATACAAGTGGTTTACAAGTAGATCATTTAGGCAACACTGGATTACCGCTAGTAACCGGTAACGGTGCAGTATGGAAAATTACATTTGCTAACCAAACACAGTCTAATGATACAGCAACAGGCGGTTTAGCATTTAAACTATATGGCGGCGAACAAGTAACTATTAGACAACGTTCAAAACTTATGCTTAAAGACGTTGAGACAGTTCCAATTCGTCCATCTACTGCGGTTGTGTTTAAAGAATCGTCTAAAGTTTATAGATCGTTAAACTTTGATACAAAACCTATTACAACATTTAACGATACTGGTGATCAACAATTACCAGATGGATTTAATATCCTAACATTTGATACTAACTATAGTTACTTACTACCTACCGTAAATTATGTTAAGTATAAAGCACAAGTTAAATTAACATTAGATGTTGCTGTTGATGTTACCGAAGGCGATGTAATTACACAAGGAACTGCCAGTGGTGTAGCAACAGAATCTTTATCAGGTACAAATGTATTATGGTTAGAAGACTGGAACGGGACAGCATTTACTACGTCAGGCGGTGTACTTACAATAGACGGTAGTGCTTCGGCAGGAACACCTACAGAAGTACTAGACTTTGGTGCTTCTAGCACATTTGGTGCAACTGCAGGTGACACTAGAATTGCATTAACATCAGGTATTACAGACCCAGATTCATTGGCAAGATTACAAACAGGAGCAATGATATTTGGATGGAAAGATAGAGTTCATACTGTACTTGCATACCATGACGGTGAAGGAAATGCAACAGGTTCTCCAGTAGGATCAAGTCTTGAAACAGGTTTTGCTTATTTAGAGATTAGTGCAACACCATTAGTTGATAAGAATACTAATTCATTTGCAGCAGCATCTGGACTTGCATTTCCAGCAGTTATTGGTAACGAAACTAATCAAGTTGTATTAAGTATTGGTGTGCAAGATACTGAACCAGCAGAAATTACTGTTAATATCTCACTATGTCGTGCAACAGGTCATGACTTTAGTAATATTGGTACTGGTGGATTTAATACATCTAACTATCCAAACATTATCTTTGGCGAACCAACTAATAACAAAGCAGAAGCATACACAAATTCCGATATTGCTGAAAAAGCCCAAGTATGGGAAAAAGGCAAAGGGCGTGTGTTTGTTATGTCAACTGACGAGGACGGCTTCTTTAGAGTTGGTAAATTCTTTGAAGTTGACCAAGGTACTGGTACTGTTAAGTTTGCAGCACAAATTAACATTTCAGGACTAGACGGACTTGGATTTAGAGACGGTGAAACTATTAACAAATTTACTGGTGATAACGGTATGTCACCGATTGATAATAGTACTGTTCCAACTACATATTCTGTACAAGAATACTTAGACAGACGATTAGGTTTTGATAGAAACATGACTATCAAAACTGCTAAATTAGGAGATGGTTTCTTACCACAAAAGAATCCAATTCTTACACAAACATTAGATATTAATGGAAATCCAGATCACACATTGAATATGACTTCAGGTCGTATTATACAAATGGATGATCCAGTTGATGACCTAGATGCTACAAACAAACAATATGTTGACAAACGTGTTTTTGCAAACGACGAAGTTCAAGAATTACGTGATATTGAATTAAATCAAGTAGATTTTGCAAACGATTATGGTAAAAGCGATTTAATTGTTCTTACAGGTAATAGACGTTTATATGTTAAATCAACTACAGGTGATCCAGATCAATGGATAGTAGGACAAATCTTAACAGGTTATGCTACTGCTTCGGCTGCATATATTGAAGATTTAGAAGCAAAAACACTTGATAACAGTGAAGAAGTTTATATATTAACATACAAACCTTTACAACAAACAGTTATTACCACAAGCGGTGCAAACAATAACTTACCAACACAGCGCGGTTATACTGTTACACAGGAAAACACAGGTGCTAGTGGTGAAGTTTTATGGGCTCAAGGATCAGTAGGTGGTAATGGAGACAGCAAGACTGATGGTAACAAAATTATTCTTATTAATGTTTCAGGAACATTCTCAACAAATGCTGCTGATACATTAAATGTTACCGATTTAAGTCTAACTCCAATTACAACACCGTCAACAGTTTATCCGATTAATGTTAGCACACCGGCTATTACAGACTTCGAAAATGAAAGACTAGAAAATCCAAACGGTGATTGGGGTCAAACAACAGGTGGTTTTGACGGCGCTGATGTTACTACAACATTAGAATTTGCTAACGCTAGTGAAGCAAATGATACAAACGATCATGGTGCTCCGGGAACTACTACAAGAAGTGATATTAATATTCACGTAACAAGATTACGTGGTAATCCTTTACAGACTCCTATTCCAGACCCTGGAAAAACTGAAATAAATCTTCAATTACAAGATGAAGCTATTATAAATTCCGACGTTAATACATTTGCAGACATTGCTCAAGTTAAACTTGATATGAACAATGCTCCAGTATTATCAAATTCATTATCATTTGAAGATGATAGTGTTTCAGGACAAAGAACAAAACAAGCCAATCAAGGTATTGCAGCGTTTGATGCTTCTACTTTTGCCGAAGATCAAATTTGGACTTTGACTGGTAATATAGCAAACATTTCTGTAGGCGATATATTAACACAGAACTCTGGAACTAGAAAAGCATATGTTTCTAGAGTTATTACATCAACAAAAGTAAAAGTAAGAACTGCTGATACATTTGTAGTTGGAAGTTCTGTTAACAATAGACTTACAAGAATAGAAGTTACTGAAAGTAATTACACAAAAGAAACAGGTGTTGCTACTACAGTAACAATCACTGAGATATTAAACACTGGTTACATTAATATTAAAGACCGTGGTATTACTTTTGATAAGATTCAGGAACTACCTGAAAAAACTGTTATTGGTCGTGCAGATATCGATTATGATGGCAACGATGAAGGTGCAGGCGAAAGTGGTATTACCAGAGCGATTCCATTTAGTTTAATTGTTGACGAAGGTGGTGCGTTACAAGATAAAGACTTTAGCAATAGTTCTTTAGTTAATATCAACGGAACATTAATAGAAACTAACTATGAGTTTAATGCTCCTAACGGTGCTACTATTAGTCAAGTAGGAAATACAGGTGCAACAGGTACAGTACAAGGTGAAGTTAACACCGAAAACAAAGTATATTTGATTAATACTGCTGGTACATTTAATACAACAGGACAGTTAACCGTAAACGGTAGTCCATTAAGTTACACTGTAGGTCCTGACACTAGAAACATTATACCAACAGCAGTAACAGGTGGACAATCATTACTAGGATCAGCATTAGTTAAAGTTTCTGAAGGACAATACGGAACTTCGCCAATTAGTAAAACTGGTGGTTCAGATAGTCTTGTTAGAACTTATGCTAACGGCGATACAATTTCAGGTATTGATAGTAATCTAAACTTAGCTGGTTGGATCAATGTTAAAGGTCTAATTGTAGATAACAAACGTGTGCTTGATACATCCTCAGGTGTACTTAAGGTATATACACCTGGTGACCATTTAAGTATAGATATTGCAGGTAGTGCTCCTGCTGCTGGTCAATCAGATACAAGTACTGTTAAGATACCAACAGCAAGTTTACAAGTAGGTAGTACTATTGTTAGTAAAACTGCTGTAGGTGGTACTTATAACGGATTTGCAAGTAAATTCCAACAAAACGCAGAATCGAACAATCCTGGAGCAAGCGAACCTTACATTGTTAGTCCTTGGATCTATTCAAACTTTATCCAAGCACCAGATGACTTAGGCAACGAAGGTACAGGTATTGCTGTAGGTGGCTATAGTTCATTTACATCAAATGATCAAATTGCGTTAATTGTAAAAGGTACTTCAGGTATACTCGCACAATATGCTCAAATAGATCTTAATACTTCTACAGAAAACAGAGTAAGTATTAGTGACGGTACTACTATTATTAAAAACAACCTTAACGTAGGGTCACCTTCTAAGTTCTCTGTAATTGCAAGCAGCGGTAACACTAACATTAGCGGTTCATTGACTGTTGATGGAGCAATTACAATGAACGGCGGTATTGGTGTTGACAATACTACATTTAATAGTAATGCTTTAAAACGTGAGGGTGGCTTATTTGAAATAGAAGCAACTAACAGCAGTGGTAATACTGACGGTGACATTCATTTAGATGCTCGCGGCGACAATATTGTATTCAAGAATGATGCAAATAATCGTATATCATTTGATATGAGTGCTACTGGTAACCAAATAAATTCAACAGGATCATTAACACTTGATGCAGCGGCAATTGGTAGTAACTTGTATGACATTACATTGACTGCATCTAAAGACGGTGTTATAGACGTTGACGGTGTTATTGTACTTGATGCAGACGGTGGTAGCATTGATCTTAAAGATGGTGGGACAACCTTCTTAGAGTTTAATAATACTACTGCTGGTGCTGACATTTATCATACAGAACAAGATAAAGTTCTGCGCATACGTGGTAACGACAACGGCACTGCATTTACTGCACTATCGTTTGATATGTCAGATGCAGGTACTGCTACATTTAATCATGATGTTACTGTGGAAGGTGATTTACTTGTAAAAGGTAATATTGATCTAGGTGACAGTGCTACTGCTGATACTATGAATATCGAAGCTATTATAGCAAATGATAAACTAACTATCCAGCGTAATAATAATGACGCAAATCCTGTAGAAATTGTTCTACAGCACATCAGCGATGATGTTGTAGCAGGCGATACAGATGGACACGGACAATTTACGTTCTACGGTACTAACGGTACTCAAAGTAATCACGATGCTGTTAAAACTACAATACTTGCCAAAGCTGTTAATGTTAACGCAGGAGCAGAAAGAAGTGAGATTGTATTTGCAACTGCACAAGGCACAACAGCAACAAACAATAGATTACGCATAAGCAATGATATACAATCACATGGTAATATAAATCCAGCGTATACTATTAGTAGTGGTAACTACGTTGTAGAAAGTCAGTCACTAGGTACATCAGATACATACTGGAACAGTGCATATGTTACAACTGGTTACGGTGCTTGGCAAGGTGATATCAAAGACCAAGACGGTGTAGTAGTTGTTGATGTCGGTACCGAGCATATTAATGATGCTAACCCTAACTTAGGTAACGTAACTCAATTCTATGGTAAATTTAACGGTCCGTTAACAGGTGGTGTAGATACAGCAGACTCTGCAGATACTATTGTTACTGGAGAAATGAGCAACAGTGCTGGAACTTACTATCCTACATTTGTTGCTGATAATAATGCTAGTACTTCTAGAACAAGCGAAACTGCATATACACACGCAGGAATTTACTATAACCCTGCAACTGATGTGCTTACTACTACCACATTTAGTGGTAGTTTAAGTGGTAATGCAACTTCAGCAACTACAGCATCATATGTTAACAACCTTAGAAACTCAGGTGGTAATATACAGTTCAGTATAGATGACTTAAATGACGGGTCAACTAACTTGTTCTTTACTAATAGCAGAGCAAGAGGTGCATTTTCAGCAGGTACAGGTATTAGTATTACAAGTGGTACGATTGCTATTAATACATCAGATGTTACTGCAAACCAGGCTAATAAACTAAAAGTCACTGATACAACTGCTAACGCAAACTATTACATGATTTTCTCAAATGGTACTGGTACTGATAATGACATTTATGCTAACAGTGCGAGCTTTAGTTATAATCCAAGTACTACAACATTAACTGTTCCGTACCTAAATGGTCAAGCAAGTTCAGCAACATTTGCTGACTTGGCAGAAAGATATGTAGCAGATGAATCGTACGAGCCAGGAACTGTAGTAGTATTTGGCGGAGAAAAGGAACTTACTGTAACTAACACTAAGGGAGATCGTAAGATTGCAGGCGTTATATCAACTAACCCAGGATTCTTAATGAATAAGGGATTAGAAGGAGATACAGTAGTAGAACTTGCACTAACAGGTCGTGTACCATGTAAGGTTATTGGTAGAGTAGAAAAAGGTGATATGCTTGTAACAAGTGCTATACCAGGATATGCTATCGTTGATAACGATCCTAAGCTAGGTACTGTTATTGGTAAAGCAGTTGAAGACAAAGACACAGATGGCAAAGGCGTTATCGAAGTAGTTGTTGGTAGACTATAAATATAGTATAGGAGATAGAAGGGCATGGCATTAAGAACAATAAACCTTGGTTCAGTAGCAAACGATGGTACTGGTGATGATTTACGTGAAGCATTTGAAAAGGTTATTTTTAACTTCAATGAGTTAGATGCTAGAACACCGGAAGAAACTACTGCAATAAACTTAGGTGCAGGTGCTGGAATATTTGCTAGTATAAATGATGCTGAACTTCAATTCAAATCGCTTATAGCTGGCACTAATGTAACACTTGACACTACCGACAGTGATGTTATTACTGTAAATGTTGATGCAGGAGTAACACAATTTGTTATTGCTAGTGATTCGGGAAGTTTAACCGTTACAGAAAATAATACTGTAACGATAGAGGGCGGAAGACTTATTTCAACTGAGCGTGACGGAAGCAGTATTAGAATTAATTCTAGTGCGCTAGGAAGATTAGAAGATGACTCTGCTCCAAGACTTGCTGCTGGATTAGATGCTAATGGGTACAACCTTGCCAATGTAGGCACTATTGATGCTACAACAGTTAGTGCATTATTTAATGGTAACTTAACAGGTCTTGTACACGGCATTGATATTAGAGATTTAAATTATTATAGAATCGGAACAAATAGTTGGAACTTAGGAGGAATAAATCCTCCTACTGTTACAAATCTTTGGGACTATTTGTATGCAACTCTTAACATAGATTTAGGTCCTATATCAAATAACGGTTCAGTTGATACAGGCACCGGAGATTATGTAGGAAGTAATTCTCCTTTAATTGATCTTGGTACCATTGTAAGTCCTAACTAAAATTCCGATAAATACATTTATAAGGAATTATGTATGGCACTGTGGAACACAACAGAAAATAATGTATTATTAAGAGCTCTAGAAGAAGGTAAAACACTTAGGGTTGCTAAGTCTGGCGAATCTAGAAGCGCAGAACTTTTACCTATTGAGTTAGACGTAAACAATAGTGCTTCATTAACAATAATAAGCGGTTCTTTACCACCTGGACTACGAATTATAGATCAAACAATACAAGGTACGCCGCTAGAAGTTGCTAGAGAAACTGAATTCAAATTTGTTATACGTGCCAGTTTAAACGGAGAAATTGACGACAGGACTTTTAGAATATCTGTATCAGGTCCTGATCTTCCAATTTGGCAAACACCTGCAGGTGCTTTACCAATTGGCAATAACGACACTTATTATATCTTAGATAATAGTCCAATTGATTTTCAACTTATTGCCGAAGATACTGATACTGCTGCGGGCAAAAGTTTAGAATACTTTATTGCTAGTGGCGACGGCGAATTACCACCAGGTATAGAATTAACTCGTGACGGAAGATTAGTTGGTGTTGTAGATCCGATACTAGCATTAGATAGGCTTGCACAGCAAGGATATTACGACGATAGTCCATATGGTGTTTATCCGTTTGATTTTGGTACTAGACCTGCCAATGGTTATGATAGTTTTTATTACGATACAGGGTTTTATGATGTAAGTATTCCGACTAAATCACCTAAAAAATTAAACAGAAACTATCAATTTCGTGTTAGTGTAAGTGACGGAGACACAGTTGAGAAAAGATTATTTAGAGTATTTGTTGTAGGCGACGATTTCTTACGTGCAGATAATACTATCATGCAAGTTGGTAATGAAATGTTTTCAGCAGACAACACTCATGTAAGAACACCTATATGGCTAACACCTGGAGACTTAGGGTATAGACGTGCAAATAATTACATTACTCTTTATTTAGAAACAATAGATAGTAACACTACATTAGGATTTATAAGTTATGATCTAGAAGATTATAATGATGACGGTTCACTTAGTCAAATTCCGCCAGGATTAGAGTTAGACTCTGGAAATGGAGAACTTGCAGGAGTAACTCCGTATCAGCCTAGCGTTACTAAAGAATACAAATTTACAGTAAAAGCCACAAGATATGCAGGTGTTGACGAACGTAAAAGAGTAACGATTAAAATTTACGAAACGACTCCTGCTCAAACTAATGTTCCTGCATCATTAATGAAAACCGGTGAAACTTATAGAATCTTAACATCAAATGATACAGACTATACACAAGTAGGTGCAGCAAACAATGATCGTGGAACTGTATTTACTGCATTAGGTGCTACATCAGGTACGGGAACCGTAGAACAAGCAAGTTCGCCTTATTATTTAAGAATTGAAAAGAACGACGACTTAGATTTACTTCTTAATAATCTTATAAACATCAAAGGAACTGTTTATAAAATTACCGGAGTAAATGATGCTAATTTAAGTTATGACATTCTTACAATTTCGAGACCTTTAGAACATTATCTAAGAGAAGGGTTAGAGTTTACTCAAGACATATTAACATCTGCTACAGAGATTAATAGTGCATTTAAATTAAAAACATTCACAGTTAAGCTCTTAGGAGAAGTTGACAGTCGTATATCTTGGATTAGTGATTCCAATTTAGGAACAATCAATGCTAACTTAACAAGTGTGTTTAGTGTTGATGCACAAACCAGTGTTCCAGATGCAATACTAAGATATACTAAAGAAAGTGGCAGATTGCCTCCAGGATTGGGACTATCATTAGATGGAGAAATATTTGGTAAGGTACAACAGTTTGGCGAAAATTATTATCGTAGTTTTTGGAAGCCTGGAGTAAATTATTCTGCAAATGACATTGTTAAAGTAGGTAATCAAAAATATAAAAGTTTAATAGCACACACTTCATCTCAAGACTTCGTAACAGATACTGCGAAGTGGGAGGAATACGAAAGATTTTCCGTTTCAGGTTTAACAACTTTTGATAATAACGATTTAACACTTGACGGTAATACAACAAGTATAGACAAAGTATATAAATTTGTTGCAAGAGCAGAGGATCAGTTTGGCTTCAGTGCAGTAACAAAAGAATTTAGTATTACAGTTAACGATCCTAATGATTTAACATTTAGTAATATAATTGTAAAACCTTTCTTGAGTCAGACACAAAAATTAATCTATAACAGTTTTATCAGTGATCCTAATATTTTTGATCCATCATATATTTATAGACCTAATGATACAGAATTTGGAGTACAAACTGACATCAGCATGTTAGTGTATGCAGGTATTGAAAACGTAGAAATGAATAAATTTGTTGCTGCGGCAGCAAAGAATCATAAAAGAAAAACATTTAAATTTGGTGAAGTTAAGTCAGCAATAGCATACCTTCCAGGAACAAGAACGCCTGTGTATGAAGTAGTGTATGTAGATATTCAAGATCCTCAAGATAGTAAACGAGGAACAGTAAAAAATCAAATTAGAATTAAATCTTCTAATGAAAGGTTAATTAACAATACAGATTTTGAACTGAAAGACAATACGTTTAGCAGCGAAGATAATAACTCAGATAGATTTAGACCAATAACTAATTCTATAAAAATAGGCGGAGACGCTATTACTATTGATGAAACTGAACAAAATAGAAAATATATTAGCAATTTAACTAATATGAGAACAAGAATTTCTGAAGTAGGGCAAACAGATGCTAACTTTTTGCCACTATGGATGAGAACCCCACAAGAGAATGACATTGAAGCACTTGGGTATACTCCGGCTGTAATACTTGCATATTGTAAACCTGGTACTTCTTCTAGCTTATTATTAAATATCAAAAATAGCGGATTTAGTTTTTCTGATATAAATTTCGAAGTTGATAGATATATAATAGATAGCACAAAAGGAAATAGTAATGATCAATACATACTATTCGCAAATTATGACTTCAATGTTTAAAGACGATAAATAGTTTTACTAAGAGAGGACCATTATGGCAAGCAATATTAATACAACAGACATTGACGTAGAATTTCCGGTACCTGGGCAAGATAATGACAGCCAAGGGTTTCGTGATAACTTTACTACTATTAGCGATAATTTTATAGCAGCAAAAGCAGAGATTGAAACATTACAATCGGATACTGTAAAACTAAATGTTAATAATACTTTCTTAGATCAAGAAAACGGAACTGCATCAACTTTAATAAATGCAAATTTAAAAGGAAACACTGAACAATATTACACTCCAGAAGGCGGAAATGTATCAACAACACATGTTGTAGATTTTGACGATGGCGGCTATCAAGTAATAACTTTAGCTGGCACTACTACATTTTCTTTTGATGGTTGGCCAACTACGGGCAGATATGCTAAAATTAGATTACATATTGAGTCAACTGGATCCTACTCTATTGCTTTACAAGCAACTACTGTAAAAAATGATGGTGATAACTTTTGGAGTAATCCATCAATTGCAGCAGGTGAAACTCATATAATTGATGTATGGACTTATCAAAATGGTTCAACTATATATGCAAACTATGTAGGCGCATTTGCTGAATAATCCTAAGGTGACTAATGCATCCGTTAATAAATAATTTAAATTCATTAACAGATAATGATCTAGAACAAAAAATTTTAGATTTAAATAGAAAATACTGGAAAACAACAAATCCAGGAGTTCAATCACAGATGGGTATTGCTCTTGAAACATACAAACAAGAGTTACAATCACGACGTGCAAAACAAAAAGTTATCGATCAAGAAAATAATGGCGATAATGATCTTGACAGTTTAATAAAAATCAGTTAAACTGTATAAATGCTTATGAAAACAGACGACCTAGGAATACCACGATTTTCTAACCGTGACTTGATTGACATGATCTATAGTGGTCATGCGGACAAAGTTCATGTAGTATTGTGCGATGCAAACGACGATGTAGAAAAGTTCAATAGTGCAATGGAAGAACAAGGTATGGATCCGTTGCAAAAGTATATTCCACTAGATGTAGATCAAAAGACTTTTGACGGTGTATGTCAAAGTGAATGGTTTATGCCTGATGAATATAAACGCCTTAATGTAGAAGAATATGTAATAAACAAATGTGAATCAGACATAGAACAACAAAGAGCATTTGCAGAATTACATGAATTTCACAAACGTGGTATGACGAACTTGTTACGCTATATGATCTATCTTGTAGACTTTATGCGTGAGAACGACATTGTATGGGGTGTAGGACGTGGATCAAGTGTAGCTAGTTATGTGCTGTATTTGATAGGTGTACATAGAATTAATTCAATCCAGTTTGACCTGGATTGGCGAGAGTTTCTTAGATAAATACGTACATAATTCATTAGGAGAATTAATATGGCACTAAAAAGTAACAGTAGAAAAACTTACAAAACTATGAGAGGCAAAGTTGTTGACATGGATTTGTTACAACAGCGTAACGAACTAACCCCAGCAGTTGGTAATGCTCGTGTAAATGCTCGTGGTGATGAACTAGGTGCAGGCGGAAAAATTATTAGAAAAAAAGAAGATATTTTAAAAGAATATTATGAAACTTCTAATAGAGTTCCAGACGAGCCTGTTGTTCAAAATCAAGCAACTCCTACAGTTGACGAAGTTGTTGAAAGTAAAAAAACAAAAACTACTACTAGAGCACAGAAGAAAGTAGAAGAAAAAGGAATCCAAGAAGATCCAGCAATGGCAGAAGAATTCGGCGATGACCAGGATTGGGTTGAAGACGCCGAAGGCAACTTTGTACCGAAAGGTGAATAGATGGAAATTAATGGCGGAAGCACTGGTTTACCTACCCGTGTAAAAGGTAACGTACGACCAATTCGTAATAGAGTTATTGTTAGTGAAATGAACTTTGGCGAGCAAAAAACAGCCGGAGGAATTATTTTAACTTCAGACGACGGCAAAGATAGAGGTATTAAACCTCGTTGGGGTCGTGTAGTTTCTAAGGGTCCTGAGAATAATGATCCATATGGTATAGGAGATTGGATCCTAGTAGAACATGGTCGTTGGACTCGAGGATTTGAAGTTGAAATGGAAGATGATAGTGTTGTTACTATGCGGACTGTAGAAGCAGAATCAATACTAGGATGGTCCGATGAAACACCAGATGAAATAAACTTTGGAGAAAAAGTTTAATGACAAACCCATTTGCAGATATTGAACGCTTTGGCTCAGCGTGTGATCAAGACCCATCAGAAGCAAACTATGATATGTATCTTAGTCTTATTGCAGAAGAATATAACGAACTTGCAGATGCTATCGCCGCTGACGATAAGGTAGAACAACTTGATGCACTAA